CCTTTCTTATCAATATGGTCGACCTTTAGGCTGTTTTCTGGTTCTGGGAAAGTTAAGTCTCTAATTGAAAGAATTAGGATAAAACGATCTTCTTCACAAAGATCTTTGTACGACATTCTAACTGTTTTAGAGCTGATGTTAGTACATGATTCTACAATTGCATTTAACTTTGAATCAACATCTAAAATATTATTCTCATCAATTGTTGAGAAATGTCTAATTTCAGCAACTTTAGCAGCTCTAATTTTAAGTACTGTATCTACTGGATAGAATCTACCCTTAGATGGTAAGCTACTCATCGGGATCTCATGCCATCCAAGCGCAAGGTCAGGAGCTGTAGCCGTATCTGGCTTAAACTTATCCATATTTACACTTCCAAGGCCCTCTCTATCGATTGCCTCTTCCATTGCTTCTACATCTGGCGTTTCAACTGTAGCTTGTTTTTCTCTAGCAGCTAATTCTCTTTCTAGAGCTTCATTATTTTTGTTTTCTTCTACCATTTTATTTTTCTTTTAGTTTATTAATGTGTTTTTTAACAATTGATTCCTGTTCTCCTCTCGAGTTACTTTGCAACTCTTTCTGTATTAGTGACCGAATAAATGCACTTACCGAAACCGGTCTTGTTTGATTTATAATCGCGTCATTTAATATCAGTCGATTAACTTCGTCAACTTCGTCCTCAGTTAAGAGAACTTGAAGCTTCTTAGTTAATTTATGATTTTTTATAGACATAATATCTTGATATTTTAATATATTTACAATGCAAAAAGAAGGGAAGGACCCTGGGACCCTTCCCTTATTTAATTAATCTTAGTTTAATTCTTCTGAGAATGTATCACATCTCCAACTTACCTCTAGTGTTTGAGGGTCTGTAGTTTCATATGATAATTCACCAGTAAATCCAAGTGCTGAAGTAATGAAACAATCTTCAAGTGTTACTTTTCTGTAGATGTCTCCAGCTCTATTGAACTGTACAATAACAATTGTTCCAACATAGTCTTTCTTAAGACCCATCTCACCAGTTTCTGGATTGTACTGTTTTCTATACCATTCTCTCATTGTTTTGTAAACATATGCCTGATTTGAATCATTCAGGTTCAATGAGAAGTTGATGGTTACATCATTCGCAGTTCCATCTGGCATACCAGCATAAGAACGAGTAGCGAACTTGTATTTTTGTTCAACCGCTGCAACTTCTCTGTAAAGTGTCTCAAGACCAGAGATTGAGTTGACGTGTTGTAGTAGCAAATCAGCTCCTGCTACTCCATCTGGTGGAAGAATACTTACTTCAAACAGGTTAGCCTGTACTGGCTCGAAGTGTTTACTCTTCTTACTTGTTTGATCTTCTCTATAATGTGGTAAAGCCATAATTCTTTATATTATTTTATTTATATATCTTTCTTATCCAAAGTTACCTGCTTCGATATCTCCAGTGTTTAGTACTGTTACACGAGAAACTAAGATTTCAAGACCTTTAACTGGCTCGACATAAGTATCAAGGATACCCATATTATTATCGATCACTTCAGTTGTGTTGTTGGTCGTGTCCATGATATTTCTATAGTCGTAAATACCTTGGTCAGTTCTTACTGATTCCATAAATGAATCTGCAAGAGTCTTAATTTCAAGTCTTGTCTGTGCAGTGTTAAACTCGAACAGGTAGTTCTGTAAGATCGCTGCTAGACCATCTTCGATGTAGATCAATACCTCTCTTACGTGAGCTGAAGAAAGAGCTGATTGAATACTTTGTTGAGCTGTCTTGTTACCTTTAATTACAATACCTGCACCTCTTTCGAATACGATTGGGTTGATACCAAATGGTTCAAGAACGTCTCTGTCATTTTTATCGAATGCATATTCAACACCTTGTACTCCAGATCCTCCGACTGCTCCTCTTCTTGGACCAGCTACGATTGACCATGGTAGAGAATCAGTGTACTTATCGATGTAATTATTCGATACGTAAGCTGCTGGTGGAATAACTTTAGTTTTTCCATTCTCTAGTACGTTTAGACCTGGACCGTAGTAGAATCCATAGCTTGCTCCTTCGTTAATAGAAGGTAAGGTGTATAGTGCTTCTGGGTTTAGGTTTAGGTTACCTCCAGTTCCAACGTAACGTGTATTAAATGCTCCTGTATTTTCATCAAGGAATGATGGGTTAGTAGAAGCTTTTAGTTCTTTTACCATCGGTGCGTTTAGAATCGCTGAAACATTTTGTCTCTCTTTTGCAAGTAAAGTAAATTGTTCTTTGTTTAAGATTCCGCTTGCAGCTTCGTAAGATCCAAAGGTATCTACTAAATATCTGAACGTGATTGCGTCTTTGTCTGCTAATGTATTTGAAACTCCATTTCCAGGTGTTAATACGTCTAGTAGTTCCTTGATTGTTTTGTCGCTGTTTTCAGCAGCTTCAAGAACGAATACTTTATAAGCATCTGATGCAGAATCAAAAGATCCAAGTGCATAATCTGGTGCCTGCGTTACATCTCTGTGACAGATGAACGTATAAGTGTATTTGTCGTTTGCACCTCCGTTAATTCCAAGCTCTGCCTTCTTTCTAATCTCTAGGATTCTTGCAAGTTTATCAGAACCAGTAATTGGAACGTACATTCCTACTTTAATGTTATCGCTAATAACTTTAGATTCAGAACCTCCAGCAGTAGTAGTGTAGATGTATTTGAATTCTCCAGCAGTTGCTGCATTTTCAAATGTCCATCCAGGAACATCATTCGGGAAGAATACTGTTCTCTCATTTACTGCAATTGAGAATAAGTCAAACGCTAATTGTGGGGTTTGATCGTAAACTGCTAATTCTACTTGACCGATTGAAGGTGTTGCAAATTGTCCATTTCCAGAAGGTACGATTGTAAGTGTACCGGCACCATCATCAGTTACGTTAAGAATTTCAACATATTCTCCAGCGTTTGAACCTGCTAGGTATTTACCTCCTGCAAGTGCTCCGGCTGCAGCTCCTGTTAGAACTAAGTTAGCTCCAGAAAAACTAAATCCTGCGAATGTTGCGTTATTTTGTTCGTCTGCAAATGCTTCATATTTTGCTTTGCTAATATCTTCAATCGCAACAACGGTTACGTCTTGTGTTGTAGCTGACCAGCTTTCATCAGCAACTGATACTGAAGCGATTTGAGTATATTCTCCATCAATTGAAGCATATAGGAAGCTATCTTCTACAAGACCTGATGAAACCATTGCACTATAGTGTGCTAGTGTGACATCTTTAATAGTCATTGTGTCTCCATTAACTTCAACAACTTTTTCAAATGCAGCATCTCTACCTTCATTTAGGTTTAGTGGCTGCTGTTGAATTACAACGTGAGAAAGAAGTTCGTAATCTTGGTGAATATCGAATGCTTCTCCTACGAAATCAATTCTATCAAGCGCATCTTCGTTAACCGCACAGAAAAGTCCAGTTCTTCTTGATTCAGCATTGATTAGAGTCTCAATGTAGTACATTCTTCCTTCGTTATCTTGGAAGTCAGGAATTAGAGAACCAGTGTACTTAGCAACTAGAGTAACTTCTCTTAAGTTGGTAAATGCATTGAATTGTTCTGGAATAATTCCGTTTGAATTAAAGTAGTTACCATAAGTCGGATCGTTATTTAATTCAGAAGTTACAAATCTTCCTTTGTAAACGTATACATCAATCATATAATCTGAGATGTAATCTAAATCGTCGATTCCTTCAGGTACATTTCCTTCTCCGTACCATTCTCTTGCAGTAACATTAAAACCTCTTGTATCTTCAGCTTGTCTTGCAACAACTGTGATCGGGTCTTGTTTAATGTTAGTAAATGTAAGAGCGTTATCTGAAGTTTCAGAAGTATTACCCGCTAAATCAAGTAGTTTTGCATCTTCTGGAATCCAGAACTTATCTCTGTTAAATACATTTTTGTAGTAGTCCGTACCTTCAACTGCTTCATTATCATTTTGTGAACCATTTGTTGTAGGTGAAGCCCACCATATTTTATCAGTATCGTTAGCAGACGTAAGATTCAGTGCGATGATTGGACCTCTTGAAAGAGTTTCAATCGCTGATCTGTGAAAGTACATTCCTTTTCTTTCAAGTGCTTTATCAATAGAACCAAACACTTGGATAAAAGTCTCAGTATCTTCAATGAAAACTGGTGTATTATATGGACCCTTCTTTGAGTGACCAACCACCAATCTAATAGTCTCTGCAGGAATACTTACAGTTTGTGACTTGTCGAATTCAAGACGGTAAACACCTGCACTCTTGAATTGCTGTAATTGAGGACTTAATGCCATAATTTTATCTTTTTATTTTTTTTCGTATAGTATATATCTTCTACTATTCTGTTTTATTTAAGAAGATCATAAATATCGTATTGTAAGTCTCCGTCTCCATCCAGATCTTTATAAAGAATCCTTTCCATCGATTCGTGGAGTTGTGGATCTATAAAATCTAGAAGCTCTTCAATGTAATCCGCATAGTCAGTTGTGTTAAAAAATTCAGTTGCCGTAATACATGTCATGATGAGGTCATCATTGCCCATCTGGGCACCATAGCTTCCATTGGGTAAAACTCCAAATAGACTTGCCTCAGTTACGGTCTCTTCGTCAGTTATATCTAATCTATTGTTTTTATATAGTTTTGCGAAGTTTTGACAAAAAATTGCTTTATTATCTGCTTTTAATTTTAAACCTGGCTTTATTGATCTAGCGTCATGTCTATGTTTAAATCTAAGAATCATCTCATCTTCAAAATCATTTCTTTGAGGAAAAACAGTTCTTAAATATTGAAATAATACAGTTCCATATGTATTGTATTCGATTATCATCTTTACATTTTCATTATAAAATATATCGATGGCTAAAGTATATAAAACTTTTGCAAAATCCTCAATAATATGTTCATTACTTCTAAATCGTGCAATCTGCTTTAGTTTAAAGAAATCATACATTGCACCTGGATTATTTACATTTTCTATTTCTTTTAAATCCGTTGGAGAAGCTTGAAAGACATTAATTACTGAATAGTCACCTCCATTTCCTTCTGCA